AAATCTTTGAAAAGGCTTGCATGGAAATGGCAGGTTTACAACAAAGAGTTGAATTTACATATGAAAATATGGCAAATAAATTAGGGAGATATTATGACATCTAAACCAACTAAACGTCAAATTGCGATAGCAGAACATTTTGTAAAAAAGGTTTTAAATGAAGGTTCGATTCCCGAAGAAAGTATCGAATCCATTGAATATTGGGCAGAGCAAACGGCTTTAAAAGCGCAATATTTGAAAAATAAAATAAAAACTTTAAATCCTCAACAAGTTCGTATGCAATTACAAGGACTTGGAAAGTTTATAGAGTTGATGACAGCAGAAATAAATAAATAAGGAACCCAAATTTTGCACCCAAAAAAACTAAGAAACATCGTTCCCGGAAAAGTTCAATCCATCAAAGTGGTTGACAATGATTTGAGTACAGCCTTAAAGGTTTGGAAAAAAATGTTAAAAGAAAACAATACGATTGAAGATTGTTATGAAAATAAGTTTTATAATAAACCTTCGCGTCAAAAAAGATTAGCAAAAAATACTGCTATTTATTTACAATCAAAAGAGGTAAAATAAAATGAAACCAACTAAAAGACAACTTGCCATTGCTGAACACTTTATTATGAAGGTCTTAAACGAAGAATCTGCGACAACATTTCCTCAGATTTTTTCCTTAATTCAAAAATCTAAATTTGCAGATAGAATTATAAACCTTCAAGATATACTTTATTCATTGAATACGATTAACAATTTACAACGAAGTGGAATTCATCCAGATAGATTATTTTCGTTTTTTACAACTTTAAATGAAAAAATGAAAGATATTGATTTCTTAGTTGATAATTTTTCAAAAGAATTAAAAAATAAATAAATTATAATTTGATAAATCTATCGTAGACCGGAAACATTCAAATAAGTCGGATTGCCTAAATGCCACCAAAAGAAGCACCTCCTCAACAACCGCCAAAAGGCCAGAAACCTCAAATGGCTCCTCCTAAGACGGAACCGAAGGCTCCACCTATGGAAAAACCTAAGAAGAAACCACAACCAAAGGTTCAGAAGGATGAAACATTAAAGTTTCAAATGTCCTATGCCAATGGCGGTTTCAATAATGGTATTGAAATCAAACCTGCCAAAGATGGTAAGTTAGAATTATCAATTACCATATATGGTGGTGGAGAAAATAAAAAATTAGGAATTTCAGGTTATAGTCCCCAAATTCAAAAATTAGTTCAAGCCTATGAAGTTGGCGCGTCTACGGAACAAAACGTTGAAGATATAACCAAAAACTTGAAACAATATTTTGAAAGAGTTAATCAGGTTCTTTCCTTGAAAGTGATTGAAATATTACAACAAACCGATAACCAAATCAAAGAAGCAATTAAACAAACATTTAAAGAGGTAAAATAAACAAATGGATGAATTTTCAACTAAAAACGTATCAAGAGAATTTTTACGCAAAACTCTTGACTTTTTGAATAATGCGGGAATTTCATATGATTTTGACGGTCCGAACGAAACTCTACGTTTTGATATAACTGAATTGAGTAAAAAAAATCAAGAAATAATTTTGAAACAATTTAAACCATTAAATGAATCTATGAAACCAACCAAAAGACAGATTCAAATTGCTGAACATTTTGTTAAACGGGTTTTGAGTGAAGAAAACGTTTATGGTTATTTCAAACGAAAATTTCCAGATTATGAATTAGTTCAAATAAATCATCCTACGTTTGATGATCCTGATTATTCGTATGTAATGAAGCGTCAACGCGAACTTAAACCAGTATATATAGATGATGAGAAAGTTCCATATCATGTGGATACTAAAAATAAAATTGTTCGTTGGATGCGAATCAACAAAAGTAATAAGCGCATTTCAAAAATATAAATTTTACATATTTAGGTTTTCTGAAAAACTTACATATTTATATTTAATTTACAGTTTTAAAATAAACTGTCCTACCTATACAAATATTTTATTATCGAACCTTAAAATAGGTTTGCTCGCCAAAAATAAAATTTAAGGAGTAATTTTAATGGCAAAGAAGAACATTTTAGCAGAAGCAATTGCTGATGCCAAAGATTTGCGCGAAACCGCAGTCGCAAACGCAAAAATCGCATTGGAAGAAACATTCACCCCAACTTTACAACGTTTGGTTTCAACCCGAATTCAAGAAGAAGATGAAGACGGAGAAGTTGACATTGACTTGAATTTTTCCGGCGGCCAAGAAGAAGGTGGTGAAGATATGGCAATGGGTTTTGATACGTTTGATGACGGCGGTGACGAAGAATCTGAACCAGTAGCAGATGAAGATGAAATGGAAATGGAATCTTTAATGCGTGAACTTGACGGAATGGACGACGATGAACCGGTCATGGAATATGATGAAGAAGAACTTGAAGAAGCACTTTCTCGTGTATTTGAAAGTGACGATGAAATGGAGTTGGACGAAGAATTTGACGGTGAAGAACTTGAAGAAGGTGAAGAAGAAGATTGGCAAGACCCTATCGGTGAAAGTTATGACGAAGAAGAACTTGAAGAAGCACTTTCTCGTGTATTTGAAATGGATGGGCTTGGCGATGATCTTGACATGGGTGAAAATCACGAAGATGGTTCTGCATTCACTGAAAATCCTCCTTCCGGACCGCAATTCTTGGAACGTCGTAGACTTCGCAATGAAAACGCAAAACTTAGATCACAATTGAAAAAACTGCAAAAACAACTGAATGAAAGTTTACGTGCAAATGTAACTTATAAAAAGGTTCTTAACGAAGTTAATCTATTAAATTCAAAACTTATGTATAATACCAAAGTATTGCGTAAATTTGATTTGACAGAAGGTCAGCGCGAAAGAATTCTTAACAGTTTTGACCGCGCAGGTTCGGTCCGTGAAGTTGAATTAGTTTATACCACTGTTTGTGAAGCGTTTAACAAAAAATCAACCAAGACCAGAATGACAGAAGGTTTTGCATCAAAAAATGTTAGACAGATCAATCCTTCCCGTCAAGGAAACATTGTAAATGAAGGTTTGGTTGATAGAATGCAACGTTTGGCAAACATTAAAAGATTAGATGACTAAACAACCTTTAAAGGTTAATTTAAACAAAAAAATAGGAGAAAATGAATAAATGAATATTAGCGATTTGCTACCAAAAGATGCGTATGCAAACCAACGTAAACAAGCACAAATGCTGACCCGTAAGTGGGAAAAGACGGGCTTGTTGGAAGGTTTGCGCGGCGCAGAAAAAGGAAATATGGCGCAACTCTTGGAAAATCAAGCGCGCCAATTAGTAACAGAAGCAAACCAAACTGGAACCGTAGCAGGTTCGGAAGAATGGTCGGGCATTGCTCTTCCCTTGATCCGCCGTATTTTTGCGGAAGTGAGTGCAAAAGACTTCGTTTCCGTTCAGCCAATGAATATGCCTTCTGGTCTTGTATTCTGGTTGGATGTTAAATACGGAACTGGACAGCCCGGATTTAATACCAATTCTGGGAAAGATTCTCAAAATGATAGTGTTTTCGGCGTAAGTGATCCCGCCAAAGGAACAGGTGCTTCTTACGGATGGTCTACTCCGAGTGAGGGTCTTTATGGTCCCGGACGTTTTGGTTACACTATTAATGATTATTCAAGTTCTGCATTGGGTGTCGCGGGCGCAGTGAGTTCGACTCAATTTGTGACTGGATCGGTTTCTGCAATTGATTATAATTTCAGTTCTGAATTTTCGCAGTCAATTTTGGTAAATACCACGTCCAGATTACACAAAATTACCGTTTCGACCGCATCTATTAGCGGGTTCGATACAGTAGGCGTTCGTGCGTTTACATTATCAAATACAACCAATAATTTGGTGTATGATATTTATAACGAATTTACTAAGTACAATAAAGACGCTGGAACGGTAACGTTCATTGTGTCGGGCGCAGCCCTTGCTGCAGCTGACCGGATTGTTGTAAATTATCACAAACAACCAACTTCAATTACCAGAGGTGACTTTGAAGCAGGTAAAACTCAAGCTGGTTCAAACATTGATACTGATTTGGATATTCCAGAATTGAGCCTTGAATTGCGTCAAGATCCAATTGTTGCTAAAACTCGTAAGTTGAAAGCAAAATGGACTCCTGAATTTGCACAAGACTTGAATGCATACCAGAACATTGACGCTGAGGCTGAATTGACTGGTATCTTGGGCGAATATATTTCTCAGGAAATTGACCTCGAAATCTTGGATATGTTGGTTTCAGAAGCACCGAGCGCACATACCGATTACTGGTCTACCCGTATTGGTTATGAATATAACGGTTCTTCATTTAACCCAATTACTGCCAACTTGACAGCCTACACGCAAGGAACTTGGTTCCAAACACTTGGAACTAAAATCCAGAAAATGTCAAATAGAATCCACCAAGCAACTGTTCGCGGTGGCGCAAACTTCTTGGTTTGTTCTCCGTTAGTTGCAACTATTTTGGAATCTAT